CTGGGTATAAAACCTCGTATGGAAGGAGTCAGCGGGACTCCAACCGTTCACCAACTAGGAGTTGAACATGTACAAATCAGCAAAACGTGGCCGTAAACAACGCCGCTAATCAGTTTCCCCGCAAGGGAAAAAGGGTGTGGCTTGCTTCCCTTCCCAAATAGTTCGCCGCCTCTAACCTTGGAGAAGACCATGCGTAAAGCTCGTAAAGGCCGTAAAAGCCGCAAGTAATCCTTAACGGATTTGTCTTGGGGGGCAGACATAAAAGCCCCTCACCTATTGACAAAGTGTAAGTAAGTGGTTACAAACACGGCAAGGAGTGATTATGAGTGTTCCAACAGATAAGTTGATGGAGTTAATGAAGGGCAACCGTTCAGCGGGTGCACCATCTCCTATGCCAGAAGAAATGCCTGTTGGTGCAATGTCTGATGAAGAGACATCTCCAATGGCCTCCCCCATGTCTACGCCTGAACCAAAGATGGGAAGCAAAGAAGCTGCTCTCATCAATATTAGTATGGCAATGGACTTGCTGGAGCAATCTCTTCCCGCCTTTGGCTCAGAATCAGCCGAAGGACAAAAAGCCTTGAACGCCATTCGCCAACTCAGCGGTCTGATAGGCCCAAGAAAAGGCAAGACCAACGAACTCCAGCAGTCTGAAATTCTTCAGATGCTCCAAACCTTGCCACAGGCGGGTGGTGCTACCCCTGAAGGTAAAGCAATGGCTCAAGCACCTATCCCTGGTATGCCTCCCCCACCTGGCGGTATGCCTCCTCCTCCCCCAATGTAAGGAATCAAAATGGACTTATTCAAGCCTCGTGGCGCAGCCGCACCCCGCCGCCCTACTGACAACAATCAGCAGAATGGCGTTATCACCAACACTCCCCGCTTTGCTCAACTGGGTGGCCTCAATGCCCCTGGCAAGATTGGCAAAATGGGAATGGCTGTTCAAAAGCCTGGTGATGGCAAAAAAGTAATCTAATCGTATAAAGAGGGTAAAAGTATGTCATTAGAAAATCTGTCCTTAGAAGCCCGTGATGAGTTGGCGCAGCTTGCCCAAACTCTTGCGGAAAATCCTGATACTCGCAAAGACTTCTTGCGGATGACCAAGCGGGTTAAACCTGACTTGCCAATCCCTGAGTTGGATATTGAGGACTACACCAATCGGGCGGTTAACCGTTCTGAAGACCGTGTACAAGCCTTGGAAGCCAAACTGCGTGAGCGTGATGCAGTTGAAGAATTGCAAAAACGCCGTCAGTCTTTGATGCGTAAAGGTTTGATTGCCAACGAGTCAGAAGTTAATGACGTAGAAAAAATTATGCTGGAGCGTGGTATCACAAACCATGAAACAGCCGCTGAGTACCATCAGTGGATGAAGCAAGCAGCAGTGCCTACTTCAACTGGATACAACCCAAGTGCTGTCAAGCAATTTGACTTGAACAAGTATTGGAAAAATCCAGCCGCCGCTGCTCGTAACGAGGCAATGAATGCGCTCAATGACCTGCGGAAACCGCAGCGTCCTATTGGGTTGTAAGAGGGTATTGTTTTTTTCAAGGAGGCCTTATGGCTATTGGCGGCGGCATCCTACCAGCAACAGGGTCAGCACAGTTTAACGAACTGACCTACGTTACTCGTAGAGCCTTCATCCCCAAGCTGGTTGTCCAGCTTTATAACTCGACACCCCTCATGGCGGCTCTGATTGCCAACAGTCAGCAAGCCTCTGGCGGTGTGTCTTCCGTAACCGTTCCTGTCCAAGGCGCACAGTTTGTGAACGCTCAATGGTCTGACTACTCTGGCTCTTTTGCCCAGCCGTCAGTCCAGCAAGGTGCTTACAACGCTGAGTTTGACCTAAAACTGATGATTTCTCCCGTGCCGTTCCTCGGTATGGAAGGCGCAGTTCAGCAAGACGCTGCCATCATCCCTTTGATTGAAGCTCGCATGAACGATGCGACTAACGTCATGATGGATGCAATGGCTACCGCTTTGTACACCAACACTTCCAACACACAGCAGTTCATTGGTCTTCCCGCCGCTGTTGCCAACTCAGGCACATACGGCAACATTGACCGTGCTACTTACACTTGGTGGAAGTCCACACAGTATGCCGCTGGCTCTGTGAACCCAACTCGTCAAAACATCCTGCAATACATTTCTGGTACTGTGAAGAACGGTGCTGAAATGCCTTCGTTTGGTGTTTGCGGCTTTGGTACTTGGACACTGTTGGCTCAAGACTTCGTAGGTCAAGAGCAATATGTCATCACCCCAGGTGGCGGTTTTGACGGTGACGCAAATGGCCCTCAAGCAGCTTTCCGTGCTTTGATGGTTGCTGGCGTTCCTATCTATCCAGACCCCTACTGCCCTGAAGGTACTGTGTACTTCCTGAACACAAACTACATGTCTCTGTACATCCATGAGCAAGGTTCGTTTGTGTTTACAGGCTTTGAGTCCACACTCCCGAACTGGCAAATTGGTTACGTTGGCGCAGTTTTGATGATTGCCGAATTGGTGAACGTCAAACCTAAGTCAATGACCAAGGTGACTGGTTACAACTACCTCTCACTGTAAGGAGAAAAAGACATGGCTTTAGCAATGAATAAAATCATTCTGGCGAATGCAACCACCAACACTGCTGGTGCTTACTTCTCCAACGTATCACTGACTGCCGCTAACGCAGGTACAGTGATTCCCGCAGGTACTTACCTAGTGTTTCCCACTGTCAACGTAATCATTACTGCCAACAACGGTTCTTCTATCGCAACTCTGCTTGCCAATAACACTGGCGGCATGATTTTGTCTGATGGCGTAAACGTGCTTGCTCAGTCTATGGCTTCGGGTGCTGGTGCGGCTGTTGCTCTGACCATCAATGGTGGTATCTCAGCAAATAGCACTTACGCAAGTTAAGGAGAAAGCATGGCTAACTCGAATGCTGTAGGAACTCGGTATCCTGACAATTTTGGTAATTTTCTCATTGGCACTACCTCTACTCCCACAGGTTTGGGAAGCACTGGTAATGCTATTGCGACAATTCCAACTGTCGGTACAAGCTACATTGTTCGCCGTATAACCGTGTCTGGCGCAAATGGAAGTGTTGCTCTTGCAAACGTCACCATCATTAACAGTAGTGATGGTGGCCTTGCAAACGCAGTCTCTAATGCAACTGTATTGGCAAACATTACAGCAACAACCAAGTATCAAGATTTGAACCTGACGGCAAACACCGCCACAACAATCTATTCTGGTTCGATGTTCTTGTGCGTTAATACTGGTTCAGCAGCCAACAACACGGTTGAAGTCTCTGTATACGGTGACATTGTGACTCTATGACAGAAGTTGTCTACGTAACCAACAACTCCGACAAAGACCTCAATTTTGAGTATCACTTTGTTGGAATTGAATTCCCTGTTGGCAAGACGGTAGAGATACCGCTTCAAACAGCCAAACATGTGCTTGGTTACGGAGATGATGACAAGGAGAAGTATCTCGTCCAGTTGGGCTTGATACGACTCCACAGCGAACTTGAAGAAGCAACGGAGCGGTTCAAGCGGATAGAAATATCTGAAACCAATCCAAAAAAGAATAGCTCGTTACCCTCGGCTATTGGCGTAGTACCCTTGAGGATTGAAAAATCCTTGGGGGGAAAGTCCAACCAGAGGGTTGCTTAACATGAAAGTAACATGGCAACTCTCTCTTCCTACATCACGGAAGTACAGCGACTTTTGCATGATGCAAACTCTGTCTTCTGGTCTACTGCGGAGCTAACGGACTACATCAACGATGCCCGTGAGCGAGTAGCGAGAGATACAGGGTGCTTGCGTACCCTGCAAGTAACTGCCACCCCAATTTCCAATACAGGCGTAGCCGCAACAGCGTGGGCAGAAAGTACCCCTGTTACCGCTGGTGAATTCCTGTTTTCAAACATCTTCATTTATGAAGTTACCACCACGGGCACGACAGGCACAACTGCGCCTCCCTACCCTGCTTCTGGTTATACTTTTCCCCCGTCCACCGCATTCACTGATGGCACGGCTCAACTGACTTATTCTGGCCCTGCGGAAATAATTCCCTTTGCTACCCTGTCCAGCGGCACAACTTTGGACATCCTGAACGTCAACATTTACTGGGGTAACAGCCGCATACCGTTGCGCTATTTGCCCTGGTCAAACTTCAACGCTCAATTGCGTTACTGGCAAAACTACGTAGGCAGACCCATTTGCTTTTCTGTCTACGGACAGCAACAGATTTACATAGGCCCAGTTCCTGACCAGGCTTATGTTGTCGAGATTGACAGCACCATCTTGCCGACACCTTTGAACTTATCAACGTCCAACGCTGTTGACCCTATTCAAGACCCTTACACCACTCCCGTGGCTTTCTATGCGGCTTACAAAGCCAAGTACAAAGAGCAGAGCTATGGTGAGGCTGAACTTTACAAACAAGAATACACCAAGCACGTACAGGCAGTGTTGAATTCTGTCTATACGAGGCGCATCCCTGACCCCTACAGTAGCTTCTAATCATGGCAGCAGCAGAACAAAAAAAGTCTTATGCTGTCATTAAGAACTTCAAAGGTCTAAACACCAAGGCCAACAGGACAGCTATTGATGAGGAAGAGTTTTCATGGATTGAGAACGCCATGCCTATTGGCTTTGGCAACATCAAGATTGTTCAAGCTCAGTCTGTTGTTGTAGATTCTGGTAATGCCGCTGTATCGTTTGGCAACGTAGTTTCCACCTTAGAAAGCTGTAATCTGGGGTTGTCAGACTACATCCTTGCGTTTGAAGAAAACGGACGGGGTGAGTATTTCAAGATTGACAGTGCCACAAAAGGCAATGTGGCTATCACTGGCACATTCTCTTCTGCC